AGCCGTTATCGGAGTAGACCAGGAGGTCGCCTGCTTTAAGTTAAGGCAGATAACCGTAAGGGATCTGATTAATCTAGAGTTCTCAGAGAACAGGCTAGTCTCTGGAGAGATGCCAGGTCTAGACGATCTCCTGGCGTTCGTCTTCATGCTGTCCAGCGATCGATACTTCTTTAAGAAGAGATACGCCAGGAAGATAGGTAAGATCCTTAAGGACCATGAAACGGTAAGAGAGGAGATCATCTGCTACTTCCATGCAGCCTTTAATGATACGCCTGCATTCGGATCGTCGAACGCAGTAGAAAATGAGTTCGACAGCTCAGTATCTACCATGTCGCTCGTAGATAGCCTAGCATCTAATTATAGCTGGAGCCTGGACTCGGTATTAGATCTACCTCTATCGACGGCTCTACAGCTATTACAGCGCATTACACAGCGCAATCTAGGCGAGAAGTATTCTCTCCGCAATGGCATAACCCAGAAGGCGAAAGCCGCCGAACTGAAAAGACTAAACGAAGATGGCTAATTTCTCACTACTCGCTAAAATAGGAATCGACTCGAAAGCTCTACAGACTGGTCTCGCGAAGGCAGAAGGTAGGGTAGGAAAGTTTAAGGCTGCTGTCGCAGCGATCGGACCAGCTATCGCAGCGATCGGCTTTACTGCGATGGCTAGAAAAGCGATCGACCTGGGATCTAAAATTAGCGACCTCAGCGAGCAGCTACGAATAAATGCAGAGTCGCTCCAGGTTCTTATGGCGGTCGCTGCTAAGGCAGGCGTCCAGCAAGCTACACTAGAAAAAGCTTTAATGGCTATAACCATTCGGACGCAGGAGGCGATGGATGGTAATAAGCTCTACGCTGATTCATTCGATCGCCTGGGGATAAATCTAGCAGAGTTCGCACAGCTCCCTACAGAGAAGAAACTAGAAGCGATAGCTAAAGCCTATAATGCTGCAGGGAAATCCCAGGAGGCGTTCGCTGACATCGCAGCAGTTCTAGGAACTCGAGCTGGTCCTAAGATGCTCGAGATCCTGCGACGCATTAACGACGAAGGACTCCCTAGCTTGACGGAACAGATGAAAAAAGCTGGGCAGGTAATGGATAACTCCGTTATCGCTAAGATGGATGAAGCCGCAGACACGATCGGAATCTTCACGAATGGAATGACAGTAGCGACGGCTTATGTCCTTAGCTATGTTATTCCAGCATTCGTTATCTTTAGAGAAACCTTCGGACATTTAGGAGACGCTATGGTCAGCCTATCTATAAAGCTAAGTTCGTTCCTTACATTCTTAGGATCGGGGTTAATGTCTACACTAGATCCAGCGATAAAATCTTTCGAGGCTTTCGGACTTGCCATAAAAGCAGCAGCGCAGGCTGCAACTGGAGACTTTACGGGAGCTAAAAAATCTATCGAAGAAGCTAAGGACGCAGCAAAGTCTGCAGGTAAAGAGCTGCTCAATATACCGAAGGAGATAAAGGCGGCTTATAAAACAGCAGACGCAGAGATGAAGGCGGTTAATCAGTTAATGGAGATAGACTCGAAGAAACGTAATAAGAAGATTAAGGACGGCTTCGCTGATCTATTCGGATACGCAGTAAAAGAGAGTAAGAAGGCAGGAGAAGATATCGATAGTAACCTGGGAGGAGACGGCGGCGACGACGAATCTGTATCTGGAAAGATCCTGGCTATGGAGGAAAAGATAAAAGCTCTAAAGCTAGAATCTATTCGCGCACAGGCAAGCGGAGACAAGGCAGCGCAGGAATCATTAGATCATAGAATTAAGATATCCGAGAAAGCGGTAAAATTAATGAAGGACTATAATCTTTCCCAGGAGGAAGCGATCGCTCTAGCGGAGAGACTAGCGGACGAGTCGGATCCAGACGAAGGGAAGAAAAAGAAGTTCGAGGAACTCGAGAAGAAGATTAACGAGATGAAGCTAAAAGCGATCCGCGCACAGGCGAACGGAGAAAAGGAAGCGCAGAAAGCGATGGAGCGCAGAGCTGAATTAGCACAGAAGATCCTGGACCTAATGAAGCAGTATAACATCTCCCAGGAGGAAGCGACTCTCCTAGCTAATAAGACTGCAGCGGCAGAAGATAAAGCAGAAGATAGTGAAGCTAAGAGTTCTCTGACTGGAAAGGATCTAAAGAAGGCATCTAACATAGCAGGAAAAGGTAAAGGAGAGAACGGAGAGGACATACGATTCGATCGTCTAGCTGGAGGCGGCTTCCAGCAGTTCGTCGGAGGGAAGAAGGGACGCAAGTTCACAGAGGAAGAGATGCAGGCAGGTTTACAAAAGCAGATTGATAAGGATCCCTCCGAAGCTTTACTCGAAAAAATTAATCAAACCTTAGAGGGCAAATTTGTTTCTCAATAAGCTATGTCATTTACATTAACAGACGATCTTCCTGGAGGCAGAGAGCAGAGAATATCATTAGACGAGAACGCTAAATTCTTTTTTAAAGATCCGAACATTCCAGAGTCATACGTAATAGTAGAGACGTCTGCACAATCTAAAGAGTCCTACGAGCCTACTAAAATAGGAGTCCAACATCCTAAGAAAAGCGACTATTTTTTGTATGAGGAATCTACATCTGACATCGGCGGAGGACTATTTAATATCGAGTCTAAATATGCGGTCGTCCCTTCGACGTGGTATTCGTTTGAAGCGCAGAATGTTCCTTTTACTAAGTTCGTCGGAGTAACTGTTACTGGCTCTGGACCTATAATAATTACCACTTCTGAAGTATTCGCTTGGCTCAATTTACAAGGGATAGAAGACGTGAGAAATTTCGACGAGAATGTATTCGCATCGACAGAGCAGAAGTCTGGATCTATAAACTGCGTAGTCAGAGTGAAGCATGAATATGCGTCTGTTCCTATTGATCAAATTCAAAACGGAACGCTCGCGCCGTTTACGATTGCTACTGCAGACTATGAGCCGAATATTGAAAACGGACAAGAAGGTAATATTGATACAGATATGACTTTCGACTTTGCTGTCGATACTCCGAGTAAACCTATAAAATACGAGGCTGGTAAATATGCTGGGAATATTTACTACAATAAAACTTTTGATATCGTAAGTTCGTTTATCGTATGATTGAGAGACTCACTAGAAACGAAGCTCCTTCTCTTCTTGATACAGATAAAGCGAATGAGATTATCGATACGATTAACGGACTCCTTAACTCTACAGGAGCGGGAGGCATATCCGTAAAGCAAAATCAAGACGGGTCGCTGCTGATTGCTCCAGGTAAAGACGGGCAATCCTATATCAGATATCGTCCGTTCGAAGTTATCTCTGTAAGCGAATCGAACATCGTTATAAATCCTGGACTCGTAAACGGGCTAATCGTCTCGAGCATAGATGTCCCAGGATCTACGGGGACTAACTATCTCTGCCTCGAGATCGCAGGAGACTCGGAAGGCGTAACGTCCGTAGATCTGGTCCTAGAGAGCGATCCTCCAGACGGAATCGAGTTCGTAGAGAACGGAGTAAATACGACTTTTAAATATCCGATAGCGATCGTAGGAGAGACCAATCTAATTAGTCAGCTCGTAGATCATAACTTATTCTTCTCGATTCATGTCGCTTTCGAGCAGCCAAAGGAATCCGTCGCGATCGGAGAATATCCGAACGACATTTATTATACTTGGAAACAGACCGCAGGATAAAAAGACGACATGGCTTTTACGCACTATACTCCTACAGCGCAGAGGAACTACGGCGTCGCTTATAGCTATGCTACTGGCATTCCAACTACCAGCAGAGTCTATAGTAATGAAAATAGTAACACGACAGCACAAGGTCCGTTTGACGGGACTTCTGAAAGTGTCACTTTTGCTAGGACTAAAATTTCTTCCTACGACACAGATGGATCGTATTCTAGTGGGTATTTCTCGAAATCTACAAATGGGAAAAATGGTAACAACGGAGAGGAAGGCTCTTTTACAGAAAGTAATACTGCGACTAGGGATGAGTTTACTTACCAGTTTTATGTTTCGGACTATGAGACTGAAGGAGAAGAGGGGGTAGATTATTCTAGCTCTGGGTTCAATGCAACAAAGGGATCTCGAGGACTTGGTCGAACCTACGGCGCGACTTTTAGTTCGGTTCAGAGTGCAACTACTAAATTTAACTCGACTGAATTAGTCTCGACGACTGATGGCGAAACTTCTTTTACTTCTTCGCAAACCTACACAGTTAAGACTGGAACTTTGCCAGATACAGGCAAGTCTGTCGTCAGCGAAAACGGAAGTAGCACTAGTTACTCCTACTCAGAATACGGAGCAACTTATTTACTGGGAACCAATGGAGAGATTACGGTAAATACTTCTTATTCATCTAGCTCTGGATATACTACAGTTGGAAATACAGGAACACCTATTACTCCGCAATCGGATAAGGGTGAAGATGAAGGCGAAGAGACAGTAGCAGGAGTTTACCCTACACGTAAAATCGCGACAGCTTTATCCACATATACATATAATAATGGATATCCTTCTACAGTTACTACGTCTAAAAGTTTTAGCTACTCTTCTTCTTCCTCTAATTTAATAGAGACAGAAAGTAGCTCTTACTCCGTAAAGACTACGACGAGGGACTTTAATAGCCCAAACTATACATACGTCCGAAGCTCTGAGCGATACAAAACCGAGGAAGAGAAACTATCAGAAAGAGTAGGGAAGTTTTACGGACTGTCTACAATACACGGCGGAGGAGCTTTTATATCTGGAGGAGATACGCTCGATAACGGAGCTATAACGGGGGCGACTTTCGGATCTACTTTCTCAGATCCGTTCGTATCGCAGCATACTTACTTTAACACTTATGAGATAGAACTTTACAAAGGAAACTTTAATACAGCGAATCTCGATATATGGAATGCTTCCTATTTTTCGGACGATGTAGTAGATACGATAACTTTTGCTTCGTCTGAGTTAAGTATTATAACGACTACGTCTAGCGAACTAACGGAGACTGTAGACTTCGGTCGCCTTACAAGTTCGGCGAAAGTTTTTACAAATCTAACCTTAAGCGATTACTACTACGAAGAGGGAGTCTCTTTCGGAGAAAGTTATTACGAAACGACAACTAGCTATGCTAACGCGATAGCTACTGTTTTCTCTGGATATACTAGCACAACATTTAAAAGATCTACTAGCTACAAAGCAATAGATGGAACATCTATTTTCACATGGATATCAAATGTTTTTTCAAGTGATACATATAACACTACTGCTCAAATAGGAGACCAGCGGACAGTTCTATCGAAAAGTTACACCGAAAAGGAAACCCAAGGTCAAATTGAAAACAGAGCCAACACCGACAAGAATAAAGGATTTAGTATTAATTATCATAGTGAAAAATTGATAACCTACGACAAGGGTCGCCAGGGAGGAGTTCAGTATGAGAAGTCGAGCGACGTATCTGGGGCAGTTCGTAGCACTAGATCTATGACGATAGCAGACGAAGTAATTACTTCGACTACTTATGATTCTCCTGCTGCCACGATGAACATAACAGGAAACACCGCAGAGTCTAATAGCTATACTTACAGCGCAGGATTAGCTCTAGGATTAGAGCTAAAACTCAATCGCTATTTAAGCTATTTTCCGAATGAGAGATACGGCGACATCGTAAGCTCGATCGACTCGATGCAGTATAGCTACAGCGACGAAGGAATAGGATCGTCTATAATTCGCTTCACATCGACGGGGATATATTCGACTACCAAAACTGGGACAGGAGAATCTAGTCTAAACACTCAGTCTTTTTCCTCGGAGCTTTTCGGAATAGTTAAACCTGGATTAGGAGAAGTATATGAGGAGGGACAGAGGACAGATTTACAGGTTTTCGACTTTGATGCTCCGTTTGGTGGACAGAAGAAGATTATCTTAGGAGGTCAAAAATTTACGGATGAGACTGGTTTTTTTGAATATCAAGCACTTGCATCTCCTTACTCTTTTTATGCTTTCGGACCTAGCGACTCTTCTCTTATTAAGCAGGATGCTACAGATATAACTACAATAGGAGATCCAGAAAGAAGCATATCTCTGCCAGCGAATAGCGTAATATTTAATCCGATAAGCACTTACTTATACGTAGGAGAAAGTGCTCAAACCTACGACAGGAATCAGATCCGAGATGACTACTATTATTACAGCAGCAGCTATTACTACGGACCGTATCCGTATTACTAGCGCAGATTTGACAGACAGGGGCATTCTATCTTTATTCGTTTCCTATGAAGATCGCGACAGTCATAGTAGCTACTAAATCATACCTGGATCCTCTCGAGGTATGCCTGCGCAGAGTTCGGACGGCTATCGAGCATGAGAGCCAGGAGTTCGAACATAGGCTTATCGTAGTAACTGATAAAGCTAGTAAGGGTCAAGTCGAAGACATGGTAACAGACTTCGACGATCGCCAGGTTATCGCTATCGAGATGGAAGAGAGCGGAGAACACTATAAGAAAGACAGGCAGATCCTAATCGCCTCTCTACAATCTACAGGATTCGACGCTGCTCGCTTATGGGACTGCGACTTTCTCTGGAGCGTAGAGGCAGATGTCCTGGTCCCGCATAACGCTCTGTCCGTCTCTCTAGATATGCTGAGATTCGACGGAGGCTACTACGATGTCTCATTCGTAACTTACCCTTCCCAGGGAGGAGGAAGCTTTCTAGGCGGCTATGGTAGCTATCGCCATCCTATCGCGGAGGACTATCTACCAGAGGAGAGGATTATCCCTGGGAAGCTGCAGTTACTCCTGGACCGATGCGAGGAGAGGCTTAAATCTAAGGACATCGACAGAGAGGCTATCGATAAGGAGCATAAAAGGATGGGTCGCATCCAGGAGAAAGTTAAGCAATGTCCTCCGAGCGGGAACGTCTTCGAGCTTAACGCTAAGAAATGGCGTCGAAGAGGATGGCTCGATAACAGTCATGTCGGAACAGGTCGAGGAGCAGTTATCGAGACGGACTGGACTGGTCTCGGCTGCACTCTAATGTCTAAAAAGGCGGCAGCTCTAGCGCACTTCGACGGATACGACGGAGGAGGAACGCAGGATCTCTATCTTAACTGGCATAAATGGCATCCAGAAGGACTGCGATTCTGCTGCATTACTCACACAGTCTGCGATCATGTCGTTAGAGACGACAAAGCAGAGGCAGGACTTACTACTCTAAAGAGCTATCACGAACCAGAGGGAGAGACTAAAGGGCATCTGCGCTATCGTAGGGTTCCATTCCATAAATTTATATGAAAAGAATACTAATAACAGGCAGCGCAGGCTTCGTCGGATCTCATACGGCTAAATGGATCCTGGAGAATACAGAATGGGAAGTCGTCGGACTCGACTCCTTTAGACACATGGGAGACGCAGAAAGAGTCTCCGCAGATCCTCGATACTCAATGATCTGCCACGATCTAAACGCTCCTATCTCGAAGCGAACTGCGTCTCGTATCGGAGACATCGACTACATTATTAACTGCGCGTCGATCTCTCACGTAGACACATCGATCGAGGATCCCGTCCATGTCTGGGAATCGAATACCAGGCTAATCGGGAACATCCTACAGTATGCTCGCGAGCTTCCTGGTCTCGAAAAGTTTATCCACTGCTCTACGGACGAAGTCTTCGGATCCGCTTACGGAGATCACTGTCATCACGAATGGGACGTTATCGCTCCTTCTAATCCCTACGCAGCATCGAAGGCAGCGCAGGACGCTCTCTGCTTCGCTTACTGGAGAACCTACGGAACGCCTGTAGCTATTACTCATTGCATGAACATGATCGGGACCATGCAGGACGCAGAGAAGTATCTGCCGAAGATCGTCTCCAGGGTCCATAAGGGAGAGACAGTTACTGTCCACGGTCAGCCAGGCAAAGTCGGATCCAGGATGTATATCGACTGTCGAAATCTAGCGGACGCCTGGCTCTTCATGCTCCAGGAGATCGACTTCGCGACCTACGGGGAAGAAGATCGCATGACTAAATTTAACATCGCAGGAATCGAAGAGATAACGAACCTGGAACTAGCGCAGAGGATCGCAAGTCGAATGGGAGAGGAGTTTAAGTATGAGTTCGTAGACTTCCACAAGACTAGAGCAGGACACGATCTACGCTATGCTCTAGATAGCAGCAAGATCTACGCTGCAGGATGGAAACCTCCTATCGACCTGGACCAGACATTCGACGAGGTCATCGATCACGTCCGAAAGAATGAAGCCTGGCAGGAGTAACTTGACACTACCCTAGTTAATATATGGGACAGTCAATATTTATAAACTTTGATTCAGAGACACTGACATCCAGATGTCGAGGAGTAGACGATCTCCGATCTAGGAAGTTCTCTCCGTTCGTTGCTGGGGACAGTTTAGTCTTCGATCTATTCCTTACGGGGACTACTGGTCTTCTAAACATTCAAGACTATTCGAGAGTTCGTATCGGAGTCGGAAATCTAAACGCTCGTCCAGAGTCGGGGACATATCTAGTCGGAGGATTCACTCTCGACTATAACAACAGCGCAGCAGATCTAGAAGCGACGATCGAGTCTGCAACTGGTAATGGTTGCTCCGTTATCGAGCTTTCTCCTTTTGTTTTTAAAGTATCATTTGACGAAGTAGGAGCGCAGACAATCCCAGCGATCGACTCGTCCGATCTTACTCCTCGAAGCACAGTCGATAGACAGACATTGCAAACAGGAGATGCTACGACTAAGGAGATCTGGCTCTGGCGTCTCTACGCTAATCCGATCGCCTTTACAGACGTATTTACAAACATCGCAGGAGATGGAGTCCAAGGAACGATCGCTCTATCGACAGCAGGCATTTATGATCTACTCGGAGACGCTACATCTGTTAAGACATTCTTCGAGATCGAGCTTACGGATTCTGTCGGAGATATTATCACAGTTTTACAGACTCAAATCAATTTGACTGGTGAAGTTATCGGCGAAGGATTCGCAGGATATATCCCTGCTTCTACTCCCTTGTCTGAAGACATACAGGCTTTTCTAGCTTCCGCAGACTACGCAGCAGCTAGGAATAATCTCTTAGATACTGACTCAGTAATTTGGTGCAACGATGGCGACAACATCCAGGATAAGTATGACGAAGCGGCAGCATTAACTCCTAACGGAAATCCCTTGTCCGCGACAAATCTTGCATCACTTATTGTAACGAGCGGGACTTATGGGAACATTTATACTCCCTCCGATTTATTTGTAAATATCATCGGAATAGGAACTGTTAAAATGGGGAGCCTTTCACTTAATGGAGCGAGTGCTTTAAATTATGCAACTATCGATAACCTTACGCTTACATCAGGCTACGAGGATGCTGGAAACTACGGAGTTATAAAAAATATAATTTGCGGTTCTTTTTCTAATTTCGTCGAAAATATTGGATTGATTCAAAATGTGAAATGCGACAATGACTTTTACATGGAAACAAATAGCGGAATAATCGATGGATGCGACGGAGGAACTGCTCCTAAATCATTTGGCGGTAATCTTAGCTCATATAATAACGGCACAATTAAAAACTGCACAGCCTCGGGGATTGATTCTTTCGGTCAACAAGATGCAAGCGGAGTAACTGAAAACTGCATCGGCGGCAACAGATCATTTGCAGCAGCTTCCCCTCATGTCTCCTTTATTCGCGGCACATACAAAAACTGCAAAGGCGGCAATAATTCTTTTTTCGGAATCAATATTGATGCAAGTGGAGTTAGGACAATCGAAGCGACTTACATTGACTGCACAGCAGGAGATAATTCATTCGGATTCGTTAATTTCGTAGGTGCAGAAACTCAATTTGCTGGATCTGCTTTGAACTGCACAAGCGGGGACAAAGGATTTGCGGCAGCAGGCACAACTGGTGGAACTTCTAAAATTATAGACGGAGCAATAATTGAGAATTGCGTTGCAGGTAGTGCAAGCTTCGGAACTTTCAATGGAGCATTCGGATCGTATAACGAGGGCGCAGTTCTTCGTTGCAGGACAACGGAGACAGGAGCGACTCCGTTCTCAGCAACTGGGACTGGTATCGTCCGACTCTGCTTAGATGGAAATTTCAATGAGGTAAACTTAGGATAATATGGAAAATAAAATCTTACATTTAAAAGACTCAGTCTGGATGCTATCGCAGCTAAGTCCAATGTCTCAAGATCTAAGGGATCTAATTAACGATGAGAATGCTGACGAGCAGGAAAAGCTCACGGCGGTCAATGCTTGGAAAGCTAGTCAATATTCTACAGCAGACGCAGCAGACGCAGAAGCAGCACAAGCAATTTTTGACGAAAAGAAAATGGAGGGTCACAACCTTATTTCTGCAACAGTCTTTCTTCCTAGTGGCAATGGCATTATTAATTGTCGCCAGCCAGACACTCTAGAGCATTGCCAAATTCGCTTTTAAATGAAGCGCGGGAATAACTACATCATGTTTAACGGTCAGCAGATCGCTATGATTGGTAAGAGCGGATCGTCCGCTATCGCTAAGGCGATCTATATCGACGGCAGAGACGATGTCTCGGAGGTTATGCTGCTATCGAATGCTCCAGGCTTCCAGCATCGAGTTCCGCAGACGCAGGAAGCTAACTGTCCGATCATACCAGTAAGAGATCCAGTCGAGCGATTTAGATCTGCCTGCGCACAGGAGGATAGAACAGCAGCGCAGGAGATCAGTAGGATCGAGAGGAATCGGTATAGCTTTCATACTAAACCTACGAGCGCATACCTAGTCGAAGGAGCTACTCTATATAAGTTCCCAGAGCATATTAAAGAGATAGCGAGAGATCTAGGTCTCGATGAGATCTCTAGAGTAAACGACTCTAATAGTAACAATAGTCCGAAGCCAATTTTAACGGATAAAGAATTAGAGAGAGTCGAGGAACTTTACGCAGACGATATAAGTCTATATAACTCTATAGAAAAAGCAGGACAGATTTACTGCTAGAAATTACAATGAACGAGCAACTATTCGAACACTTTAAAATCTGGGGGACTCTAGGAGTCGCTCAGATGACAGCATCCATCTCGAGCGCGAACGATCTAGCTAGCATCTTCGCTCTTCTCTGCGGAGGCATCGCGTCTCTCGCTATCGCATGGTGGCACATCTTTAAAAAGTAAAAACATTATGACTCCAGAACTACTAGCAATGCTCGGAGGCGGCGTCAGCGGCTTCGTAATGAAGATGATAGCAGCGCAGGCAGATAGCCAGGCTCGACTATTCGAACGCATGATCGCCAGGCAGACTGTAGCGGATGATTCTGCGGACCGAGCAGCAGCTCGAGGAGGAGTCTATATGCGTCGCTTTATTACTGCTGCAGTTATATTCGCTATCGTCCTCGCTCCGTTCGTGTTCGCCTTTACGGATATCGGAGTAAGCGTTCAGCGCGAGACGTCTGGCATATTCGGATTCTTTAAAGCAGTAAAATGGGACACCATCCAAGGATTCGTTATCTTGCCAGAGATCCGTCAGACGGCTCTAGCGATCGTCGGCTTCTATTTCGGATCCTCACAGGTCAAATAGTAGGAAGAGCGAAAGATCGGCTGCTCTAAACGTCGATCAAAACAGTAAAAAAAAATATGACTCCTTCGCAACAGCTAACTGTAGACGTATATCTAGAAGCAGGCTCCTATCGTAAGGCTGCTAAAATCTTAGGACAGAACGAATCGACAGTCCGCAATAAGATAAAGAGGCTAGAGAAACTAGGAAAGGTTCCTTGGGGATCTCCTGCTCCTAGTCCGAATCATATAGCAGTTAAGAGTTCGACTGTTCAGTATAACGGGAAAGGCGAAGTGATCCAGGAATGGCGGCGGCAGTTCCCGACTCTCGAGCTAATGCAGGACGTCGTAGACGGACTCTGCGAGCAGGTTAAGGGTAAGGGTAAGGTCTCGAAGCTTAAAGCCGCTAAGAACACAGGAGAGGACATCCTCTACGAGATCGATCTGTTCGATGCTCATGTCGGAATGTATGCGGACGAGACGGAGACGCTCGACAGCGACTATAACTGCGACATCGCAGCGCAGCGAATGGTCGAAGCTACAGAGGCTCTAGCTAGTCGAGCGAATAAGCCTGGTAAATGCGTCCTAGTTTTCGGAGGCGATATGCTGCACGTAGATAACAGGAGTAACCAGACTCCAGGGAGCGGACACGTTCTCGACGCAGACAGCCGATATCATCGGATCGTGAACTACATTATAGCAGCCTGCACTAAATGCGTCGATATAGCCGCCAGGATAGCCCCAGAGGTCGAGATCGTCGTCCTGGAGGGTAATCACTCCGCACACTCCGAGCTATGGCTAGGACAGGTCCTTAAGGCTTACTATGCTAACTGCGATAACATCGAGATTAAGACTACTCCTAATCCTCGAAAACATTTAATCTGGGGCGACAATTTGCTTTTGTGGGCGCATGGCGACAAGATCGCTGCGCATAAATGGTCGATGATCATCGCAGCAGAGTTCGCCAGGGAATGGGGACAGACGAAATATCGCCATCTAAAATGCGGACACGTTCATCACAAAAAGACGATCGCTCCCGTCATCGTAGACGAGCAGAGCGGTCTGGTCGTCGAATACCTGGAGGCTCTATGCGCTACGGATGCCTGGCACTCTGGAGCAGGCTTCGTAGGATCGCAGAAGGGAGCGAGCGCGTTCGAGTATCATAAGACAGAGGGACTGCTAACTCGTCACTTTAAGACCGTATGAGGATCATCGCTTTAACTGGTCCGAAGCAGGTCGGGAAGTCTACGGTCGCTACAGCGATCGCAGACTCTCTAGACGTAGAATCTCATATCCTATCCTTCGCGGATCCTATGCGAGCTATGCTCCAGGCTATGGGCGTCGATCTACTAAGCCTGGTCGATCAGTCACATAAGGAGTCTCCGATCGATGGAATCGGTAAGAGCGCGAGGTATTTAATGCAGACACTAGGGACCGAATGGGGCAGAGGTCTAATCTCCGAGGACATCTGGCTCTGGTCGATGCAGCATCGAATAGATCTATCCAGGGAGCAGGGAGCGGAAGTCGTAATCATCGACGACTGCAGATTCGATAACGAAGCCTCCTGGGTCCTAGAGAATGAAGGAGACGTTATCCTCTTAAGCAGGGACGGTATAGAGTATGGAAAAGATCTTCACTCTAGCGAGATGCCTGTAGATCTTAATTTAATATCGATGGCACTAGACGCAGGAGACGAACATAAAGCCGCAACCAGGATCTTAAATTATGGATCATGAGTTCGAGCATGATCTGAATATATCGAGAGCAACAGAGGAAGCTCTCGACCAGGCTAAGGCTATCCTGGGAGAGTTCTTCCCGCACTTCGCTCTGGTCGTTCAATACGACGACGGCTCCGTATTACACGACTCAGACAATACGCTAGTCGAGAAAGCTCTCTATCTCGAAGCTCTCGAGATGATTAAGGACGAGAAAGAAGCGGAGGGCATCGACTGCGAGATCGACTGGGACGATGAAGACGACGGATTATCCTGGGTCGAGGACGAAGATTAACAGACACAAAAAAGCCTCGCTCTTTCGAGCGAGGCTTCTGTTTTTTAAGCGAAGAGCTTTTTAAATTCTGCGGCTTTGATTCTCTTTCCGTCGATGTAGCATAGAGCTGGGAACTGGTCGAAAGGTTTCCCATTAGCTGACCAGTTCTGTCTTAGCGTCTGCTTAATGCTTACGTTCTGTCCGTCTTTAACTCCTTCTACGAAGAACTCGAAATTAGCACTGCCGAAGATAACTTTCGAGCTTTCTAAAGCTCCTAGCTTCGAGTCGATCTTAGCGATAAAAGTTTCGATTACATTAGTAGCATATTTAGAAGCTCCAGATTCGATGCGCTCTACGTTTAGCTCTCTAGCAGCGCGGATGCTTTGATTATTCTCATCTACGTTCTTAGTCATCGAATAGAGGACATTCGAATCGTAGTAGCAGGTCTCGCGGTAATCGAGGATCCCGTTATCTCCTAGAAGGCGAGTAATTAGATTAGTGTAATACTCGACGTAATGACGCTCTAGAGAAGGGCGTAGTGTTTCGAGAGAGGAGAGAAGTTCGTTTTGTGTAGTCATGTCGTGTATTTTTTCTGGTTAGATTCGAGGCGTGAATCGCTTCGATATGACAGATAAAGAACTATAGAATATAGGATGTCAACAGTTATTTGAGAAATAAAAGAGAAATAAAAGTGAAAATAGGTATTGACTCGATGATTCGTCTATGCATTATCTGTCATATCGAAGCGACAAACGCGACGAATTAAACACTACAAAAAACACGATATGAAAACACAAAAAAAACAAATTACAGAAAACGTAGAAATCATCGGATCGGAAGATTCGATCGGCTGGGCTGCT